AGTGACAGCTTTATCTGCAATTTTCGATGTAGTGATAGAACCATCAGTTACTGCTACGTTTTTTAAAGATTCCTTTAGTTCACTAACATTGTCAGCATTAGTATTAACCTTTGCTACCAAATCATTGTACTCTGGTGGGATAGTTGCAAGCATCTTATTTGTTGCTTGCTCGATCTTGCTGATTTCTCCATCACTTGCACCAAATAGTTCAGTTTTCCATTGCTCCAGAATGTCTACATTATCAATAGCAATTGTAGCATCATTGCTTATACTGCTAATAATTTTTAAATCTTCATTGATTCCTGTGTTCCATTTATAAGTTGTAGTCCCATCACTCTGAACACACGAAAATGTAATTGCAAAACGAAGTGCTCCCACAACTGCTGTACTATTACATGATACTAGCCAACTAAAACATACTGTGTCTGTTGCAGATTCTTTTATCTTTAGATCTTCAACTTCATACACTCCTGCAACTGCAACATCTAAATAATTAACTAATACTTTGTTACAATTCATCATATCATGTCCTTCTATGTATCTAGGGCACTCAAACGTTATTCTTTCACTGTTATGATCAAATTGAACTAAATATTTTTTATCCCCATTACTTATAATTGATCGTGTAACAACATCAATTGTAAAATGCGGATCTGTATCTACTACCGACAATTTATCGTTATGATCTGCCACTTTACTCTACCTCCTTATTCTCCAAATGTTTATTTACCCATTCCCTTAATGGAGATTCCTCTATATCATTAAGATTTTTATCATAAGATTGAAGTACTTTTAATGCATTAAGATACTGTTGAAACAGTTCTTTGTACATCTTTGCCGCTGGTGTTGTTTTTTGTTGTTCTGGATTGTTAGGATTAACTCGTATTTTAGGAAGTTTTCTAAGTTCTTCCAGTTGTCCTTCCAAATAGACAAAGTTTTCTATTGTAGGCATTAAAAATTCTATAGATACATTCTTATTTGTTTTTAAATGCTCAATAACTTCTTGTTTTCGTTTTTCCATAATTAATCAGATACCTTCATTAATGCAATATTCGCTGTATATGGAGATGTTGAGTCCGCTCTGGTTTTTATATCAATCGTGTTATCACTCAAGCTAATATACATCTTAAGTTCCGCAAGTTGCTCTGGAAAACTTATACCATATCCATTATCAAATGTTATAGACAATATTATCCATTTTCCATTTTTTAGACTAACTTCATCTGGAAGTTGTATCTTTTTAGCTGCCATGGTCCCAGAAACAGGTGGAATTATTTCCTTTATCACAACAATATCCTCTTTGTCTATTACTTCTTTTCGTCCTTTATTTGTTCCACTAATTCCATATACTTTTCCGTTCATATCAAAACCTCCCGTTTTTTTTCAATTTTTCAAATCAAAAAATTTGAAATTTTCCTTTTCTGTGAAAGATACCCCCACCACAACAGTTGCTCCCGCACTTGTGTTTTAGTAACCCCGGGGGGCGTACCTTTGCCACCATTTGTTGATAAATTTCAACCATTCCTCTTTATTTCTTCCATCTTCGCACGCTTCTAGTCTTTTAATACATTCTTCTTTGTCTGTATCAATAAAGATCTCTCGTGCTCCTAACCGTTTGCAGATTCTTTCTCGTTCTCCCACAAGCGGATAACCACCAATAATGTATGCATTGTTCCATTTTCCTGTTCGATACTTAATACATTCAATCAAACTGTCACGCATCTTAAATACGCATTGATTCAATTGCTTTGGTTTTTCATAACGATCACACCCTGATACACATTGCCATATGCTATCAATGTCAACGATCAGATCTCCTGGACTCTTAATATCATTCACATATGTTGTCTTACCTGCAAGCGGTGATCCAAACACCAGGAACACTTGACGTGATAAACAAAACTTACGATGTATTCTGTTGTGACAACGATGGTGCACTAACTGAATGTTATCAGGATTAAGACTGATCATCACATCATTCACATTGCTTTCATCCAGTTCTTTAATGTGATGGCAAATGCAATCATATGCTCTTACGATTGGTTCTCCACAATGATCACAGATCAGATCACCATTCTCATTGACTCGTTCAGTTCTCAGTACTTTAGTCAGCTTGATCCATTCCTTTGATGTATAGAATGTTGCCAATGTATAATTACCACTCATTGTTTTCCACCTGTCTTTCTCTCAGCTTCAGTTCTTTCTTCCTAAGCTCTAACATCTGTGGATCATTTGCCCAGTGCTCTTTGTCATAGTTCTTAAGCAACAAATTAAGTGCTGCAACATCCGGCAGTGATTGTTTAACCTTATGTTCTTCTCGTACTACTTTCCCATCTTCCTTTATGATCTTCGTCTCTTTATACTGGAAGCCTTCCGCTTTCTTAATCAATACACTCCTTAGTTCTTTCACAAGCTCACGCCTTCCTTTTTTGAGTGTATCAGCTAATATCGGATATCGTTGTTTATACTCGCGAAACGATGTATAACCAACACCCAATGTCTCAGCGATCTGTCTCTCAGTCATCGTCAATGCCATCTCTTTAATATCATCAAGATACGGCTCAACATGTGATTTATATTTGCTTGGTCGTCCTGCCATTTGTTCACCTCACTTTCCTTGTCAGAGTCTGACAAAATATAATCGCGGTATCAGGATTCGAACCTGAAGGAGTTGATTATGATTACAGCAAAATCAATCATCATTGCACAGCCCCTAATGATGATAAGAGATTAAATTTAACTTTATGGAGGATAAAGAACGAAACATTCCAGATTTATATTTACTCCTGTTCCTGCAACTACCACGTTAAGATCCAGAGCTTTGTCAGAGTCTGACAAAAATATAGTATAGCTATTTGTCCTTGTTAACTGTTGCTGCTCTGGATAAATGCGAAGCATGGGATTCGAACCCATCACCAACGGCTTATAAGGCCGCCACTCTAACCGACTGAGTTAGCTTCGCTTTTCCTCTTTGACTTGACATATCTTACAATTTTGTTAACATGTCTTTGTTTTTTTCTTTCTTATACAATTCACTCATTTTATGCACTGTTACTTTACATAGCATTATTGAGTTAAGTTTTCTTTACAAAAAGAAAGATCAAACACCAAAATCAAGCTTCGCCATTGCTTGATCCGTTTGATCCTGTTCCACACCAATATAACGTAATGTTACATGTATGTTACTATGATTAAATAATTTCATGAGCATAACCGCATCATGCGTCGCCTGGTACATATGATATCCAAACGTCTTACGCATTGTATGAGTTCCTAAGTTGAATACTCCGAACTCTTCTCCTGCATTCTTAATAACTTCCCATGCCCTTTGACGGCTGATCGGTCTATGCGTGTTCGGATTTTCTAACAGATACTGAAGATCATCCTTACCTCTTGTGTATGCTTCCAGTACTTTCTTGAGATTCTTGTTTATGATAAATCTCTTCTCTTTCTTTGTTTTCTTCTCACGCATTGATATATAATCTTTCCCACGCACATCTTTTACTCTTAATTTAAGAATGTCAGATACTCTCAGTCCTGAATAGATTCCAATGACAAACATTACATAATCACGTTCATTGTTCTGTTTTAGATATCTTGCAATGTCCATTACTGTATCCATGTCACGAATCGGCTGTACAGTATTCAAGTTTCCTCACCTTCTTTTTAGGCATAAGAAAAGCACATTAGACTTAATCCAATGTGCTCGTTGTTCTTTTGTTCCTTTTTTGATAATTACATAATATCACATGTTACCGTCTCAAAACGTCGCAACTTTTATTTTTTATGATTTACATCATAACTAAATCATCATTTTTTATTTCAATTCTTTCATTGAATCATCTATATATGCTTCAATTGTTGTAAATCCTTTTCTATAATCAAATCCTTTTCTTCTCAATTCTGTTCTTACTTTCATTAATTCTTCTTTTACTCCTTCTAGAGCTATTTTAGCTCCAATCTTCATATCTTCATTCATCTTCTTTTCCCTTCTTAATCGTCTATTTTTTTAGATAAAAAGGAAACAAGATCTGCTGCCGTATAGCTTACATTCTCGTTTCCTTTTTATTTATTTCTTTACAACATCATAATATCACATGTTACCGTCTCAAAACGTCGCATTTTTATATTCCTGTTAATGGACATTCCATACACGGGCTATTATCCTTCCAAAGATCTTCTTCTCTTTCTACTTTTCCTGGATACTTACAATATTCGTCACAGATTTTCTCCTTTGCTTCATCTATTTTCGCTTTGTTTAAAGGTTCCACAGTTGTTGGATCAACAAAATATAGTATCTGCCCATCCTTTGATGTAACAATATGATCAGGATCCATGAATGCATAATATCCTTCTACCCATTTACCACCTTGGTATTTTTCTTTTGCCTTTACTAAAAGTGATTCTGGCACTATGTTTTTTCCTTCATTACCATCTTTAATTGCATCACTTATATTCTTACCTGTTTTTTTAAATAACTTTCTCGTCTTTGTTCTTGCTGTTTTCAAAGTTTCACTATGAATTCTAATGATTTCTTCATCAGTCATTTTATCAAAGTCACAGTTATTAATTCTAAATTTTTCATTTATTATGCAAAAAGTACAGCATCCAATTAGACAAACAGCTTTTAAATCTTCTCGCATACTGTCAATATCATATGCCTTCATATTCTCAACTCCTTCTCATAAAGCGCGACATCATAAATTCTCTAAATTCTTCCAAATCTGTCATGTTTTCATTTACTTCTTCTAGTCCTCCATGTTTCTGAATCACAGCTTCCACTTCATCAAGTGGAACAAATCCATAAATTGTTTCTGTTGGATTTGTTGCATCTTCTGCATAGCATAAGATCAATGGTTCCACCTCACTTGGTGTCCCAATTTGAACTGTATACTCATCGCAATAATTGAAATCTTCATCTTGTACCGACATATTAAACCCGTCTTTGCAAACAAGTCTTCTCCTTCCTAGTGCAGATTTCTTTGTTCTCTCTAAAAACTTTTCTATTTCCATTGTATTACCTCCGTCTTCATCTGCAATTTATACAAAAAAGCTTTGAACTCCTAAATAGTATTTTATTACATCTACCTTTCCAGCTTCTTCTACTGCTGCCATCAGTACATCTACTGATGTAAAATGTACTTCATTTTTTCTTGCGAATCTGCTTCGACCTGCCTCAAGTTTTCTACTATGATAATTCCATTGTATATAATAATGGATATCCCCGTTCCATTTCATTTTATCTGGATCATTATGTTCTTCCGCATATCTCTTTAATATTGTCTCGACTTTTCTTTTTTTAAGTTCAAACTCTGCTGCATCGTCTATATGAAAAACGTTCCCAATTTCCCATCTTCCTTTGTCCTTCTCATTATCATCCCATGTATCATGAAATACACGTCCGTCTGATGATAGGAATCTATACCATTCTCCTTTTTTGGGTTTTTCATTAGCCTTTTTCTCTACTCTTGCTTTTTTTATCAAATATGTTAATTCTTCCTGCTCTGATTTGGTTAAATTCCACATATTGATTTTAATCTGTTCTTTCATCCTTACACCTCCACATTAAATAAATATTTAGCAATTCTTTCTCTTCCAATCGTCATAATTGCTTCCCTTGCAATTTCCTGGGAAGTAAAATATGTAGCTGATTCTTCTTCCATGTAATATCCCCGTGTTATAAAAAGATCATTTACTCTATGATTAAACGCAATCATATAATGACCGTTGTCATTATTCCATGCTTCTTTTTCAGGATCATTATGTTCTAATGCATATTTTTTCAATTCCGTTTTTACTTTTTGTCTTACTGCTACAAAATATGCTTCCTGTTCAGTCTTAAATACATTTCCCATATTTAATCTGTCCTCATCTACATCAATGCCATCCCAATTATCTCTGACTACACAATTACAACTATCTACATAGTAATAGTGCTCTTTCTTTTTGGGTTTCCACACACAGCTTTCCTTATCCAGATCTGCACTAGACTTACCTGCAAGTTCTATTAATCGCTCTCTTTCTGAGCTTGTTAACTTTTTCACGTCAATTGTGATTTTTTCGTTCATATTCTTTTCTCCTTTTAATTATTATCCAGTTGTTCTTTCGCTAATTTGAAAGCTAACATGTACAACTCAAGTATTCCTGTTGGTTTCTTACCAAAATCGTGAATAATTTCAAAAATATCTGGATCAATTTCTGAAAGTTTTTCGTATCCATAGTGTCCGATTCCGCTTTCTTCTGTAAAATCGTCAAAGACATCTTATAAAAAATCTTCGTATTGATCTTCTTCTGACATAAACTCGTCTTGATCGTCTATAATCTCATCATAAAGATCGTAATCTTCTATGTAGTCCATAACATCTTCTTTTGCTGTTTCATAATCATATGTAAATATTGGTCTATTATGGCAGATTATTTTCCCATAGAAATACCCAATATCATCTACGAAGTCCTCGAACTTATCCCAACACATATTGCAATAATTTGCTGCAATTAGTTCTCCAAGATCGCCAGAAATATGCAATTTATAAAAATCTTCTTCAAATAAAAATCTAATTCTGTAATATGAGCTATTAGGTTTTTGAAAATCTAAAATCTTTATGTTTCCGAAATCCGTAAATGTTGCTTTATGGTCCTTGAAATTTTCTTTTTGTCTTTCTAAATTCATAAGCGGCACCACCTTTCAAAGTCAGGACTATCAATGTCATCATATGTAAAGCCACCCTCTCGTTCTACTTCTTCAACCTGTTTGGATGATAACCCAAAAACATTGATCAACACCCAGCTCTGCTCGTGCATATGTCCTTTATTATCTAAATTCTCAGGATCTTTGTGATATTCAATACAACTTTTTGCATATCGTATCTGATATTTAATTCTTTCTTCGTTCCAGGTTTTTAAGATATTACTGTTAATCATTTATTCCTCCCAGATATCATTTGCTTCTTTCTGCCCGACAGAAGCCGGGCACTCCTTGCATTAGTTTTCATCACGTTTCTTATGAGCTATATTGTAACTGGATCTTTATTTAATTGTTTCGTGTGGTTATAAATATCCAGATTGTTCAAATAATAAGTGTGCTATCATTCTGGCTTCTCCTTAAATTTCTCTTATCTCTTTCTGCCTTTCTAACGTATCTTCTTTGATTTGCGATATTTTTAAATGCAAAATCATCTATGTGCCCATACGATGCAAGATTTCGTGCTATTGTAAAATCTGCATAAATCTTATGATATGTTTCATCTTTAACCATTTCTTTTCTGCAATAATATAATGCATTACATAATGTTGTTAACTCTGTCGCATTTAATCTGATTAACGCTTCGCTATTTTCTTTTGAAATATTTAAAATCTGCATATCAAAAACTCCTTCCCAAATCATTTCTACGGCGTAAAATCAAGCCACTGAATTTTAGAAAATCTCATCCAATGCTTCTTCAATATTGTCATTTTTCCACCTCTAGCATTTTCATCATTGTCTTATCTTTTAACAACATTTCCATCATCACCATTCTTCTTAATTCTTTTTCCGAGTACTTATGTTCAGTCGTATCATCTTTACTGCTGCCGTTTGGATCAAAAATATTATGTTTCTGGATAAATACTTTAAAGAGAAATTCTACTTCTTCTTTCCATAGTTCTTTGTAAAATTCATATTCAATTCTTATCTGTGTTTCTTCAAATTTCGTACATTCTATCAGAATAATAGATCTTTTGCCTATTCCTCTGGAATAAGTGTATATCCTATTAAACCACTCATCTCCAAAAGTCTTATTCGCTATTTGCAGAATCAACTGTTTTTCAAATTTATTCTTATATTTAAATTTAAAGTTTTCCTTTTTTTCATCTGATAAATCAGTTTCTTCAACACCATACTTTCTCATTAGCTCTTCCAATTTGCGTTGTGCCGTTTCTTTTTCTCCAGCAACACCACGCTCTGCCAATGCCTTCAGCTTATTCAGCAATTGTTTTTTCTTATCATCCATTATTTTTCCTCACTTTCAAGGTATTTTTGCAGTTTTTTATCTGATATTACAAATTTACCAGCATTTGCTGCTACTGCCTCGTGTAGCTTCCGCAATGCTCCAATCATCATCTCAATTTCATATGAATCTTCAAAGTTTCTTAATTACTCCTATATATAATTCTCCACAAACTCTTCATAGGTCATAATGCGTTTACCGCAATCAATACACTCAATGTATTTAGTGTGTTCGTAAGGTCCTGTTATTTCTTCTCCATCAGGAAGCCCATCAAATTTATAGTAATCAATTCCACATACTTTAAATTCACTGCATACTCCACTAGCGCTTCCACAATATGGACATTTAATCATTTTTTTCTTCATAATTTCTTACCTCCAATACCCAGCGATACTATTCACCTGGTGCCAAACTACTTTTCTATTTTGTGCTGCATTCCGTTTTCGTTGTCGCTTTTCGTCTGCCAATTCTTTTATTACCTCGTAATAATATCTATCTTCCCAGTATCCGATGGCTGTTTCTGTCACTTTTGCCTTCTTGGCTGCTTCTTTTGTTGTCATTTTGTAAAGAATCATATTCTTGATCGTTTGCTTCTTGAATTTTTCAGTAAATTGCCTTTTCGGCATATTTCTCCTTTCTGCCCGACCGAAGCCGGGCATTTCCTGCATTAGTTTTTGCGTTTCTTATGAGTTATATTGCAACTGGATCTTTATTTAATTGTCTCGTGTGGTATATAAAACATCCAGTGTCAAGCCTGACGGCTTGGATCTCTGCCCGAATCCAACATATAGCACCGATTGGCAGAACAACAAATAATTTACATGTTATATCAGGCAGAGATCTAAGCCGTCAGATCATTCTTCATCACTGTTTTTCTTTGTCAAACTCTGACAAAATCTCCTGTACTGCTCTGATCCCTTTGTTATATTTACGGTAGACACTACTTCTGTCCATTGTCATAACTTCCGCAATCCTGTCCATTGTCATGTATCTTGCAAATTTCAGACATAATATTTTCTGGCATTCTGTATCTGGAACCTGATCAATTATCTTTGATATATAATTCTTATAATCAACTAATCGATCAATTCGTGCTGCTATTTCATTTTCAATATCCGCTATTTTGGCAACAATCTCCGCCATTTTATCTTGGCAACCAGAAGAATGTACACCATTACCATCCAGGTTTGATGTCGTCTTCGTTGCCAGTTCGATGTAGCTCTTTTTGTCTTCAATGAGTGCATCAATTCTATCGTCCATCCACTTGATTTTTTTCAAGTATGTCCTTGCTCTTTCAAAATCAATTTCCTTTTCCAATTGCTCATTACCTCCTGAATGTGTTATAATGTCAGTGAGGCATTGAACTTTTTAGTCGGGGTTCTTGTCTCTTTTTTTGTTTATCTGACATCAAATCTCCATCGGTACAAATCAACTTTCAAAAAACATTCGTTGTATGAGTTCCGCTTCGTAGCTTTTACTCTCACATGGATCATACTGTCATACACTCTTACTACTTTTCCTTGAACAACACGAAACTCTTCTTTGTCTTCGTTTGTCTTTTTCTTTGGCACCCAAATTGTTATTTTTCTTCCAAGTCTGATATGTTTGACCTTTTCTTCTATCATTTCAAAGCTGATTGGATTTAATCTTACTGGTTTACCAGATGTATACTTCTTACCTGCCATGTTACATACCCTCCTGCTGTTTTCTCAGAAGCTGTTGCTCCAAGTCGTCAAAATCATAATCACGTTGCGTGAAATTGTGTTGTATCTGTTGCTTCGGTACATTTGCCCTTGCCTTCGGTTCTTTGACAAACTGCACATAAGATTTATTTAACCAACCATTCATAAATCTAGGCATTCCACGTTTTGTTTTCTGTCGTTGTTTGTTGCTTTTTAGCCATGCGATCATTTGTCGTAGTTCTTCGTCAATGTCAAGTTCTGGATAGAGTTGCTTGTATTCCAACACGTCGTTCTCAGTAACCACGTAATCACTGCCATCCTTAAGTGGCATATGATATTCTCTTACTCCCTGATAGAGCTGTGTTGACTCATTGCTATTGCTATCGTTCTCCAAAATTTGTTGTTGCTCCTGCGACTGCTGCCCGGATTGCTCCGGCAGTATATTATTATCTATACTACCATTATCTAACTCTAAACTAACCTTACCTAACCTGTGGTTCCGTTCTGGTTCCAAAATGTCTCCATCTTGGATACATGGCGGTTTTTCCAGTGTATACGTCTTGTTTTCTTCGTATAACATGCTCTTCTCAATTCTGCATTCCGTCTCCTGATATCGGTCCTTTTTGATATAATTGTGCATCTTCCAATGTTTTATTACGATCACACCGCTGTCAAAACTGATTATGTATTGTTTCGCTAATAAAAGCTTAAAATCATCTTCACTGCCACCAATCATTCTCTGTATCCTCTTAGGATTGTTAATGAATCCATCATCATCCGCTCTCATTAGCAAATGAAAATATAAAGCCTGTGACGATAGTGGAAGCTCCAGAAACTTATCGCTGTCTATAACTCTTATGTTCACCATGCGTCTATTTGCCATTGTATTCAACCCTTTCTGTCATATCGTTTAAGTATTTTTTCAATGCTTCAGACATTACCTTTAATCTAGTAATTGTTTCTTTATCATTTATCTTTGTTTCTGGAATCTGTTGTTTTACATATCCAAGAGTTGCTTTTACATCTTGGAATGTAAACGTTACGCTCTCCAAATCACTCTCTGTTATAGATTTATTTTCTAATACATTCTCACAAACATGCTCGCATTCCAATGTATAGCCGCATAAGTTACAGCATCCTGGACATTCTGAGATATTCCTGCCTTGCTTGTATTTCTCTATGATTTCATCAATGTTGCACTCATATTTCTGATTATAAGCACACTTCGCAGTTACTTCCGGCAGTTGCTTTGTTTCATATCCCGATGGCATATTCTCACACTGATAACGGCAACCATGTGCATGATCACACAATCTACAACAACCAGAACATGGTCCATTTGTATCTAAATGTTCCTGTTGTCTCTGGATCAGCTTCGTATGACAGTTCTTTGAATTATCATACTTACACATTATCTTTGCATTTTCTTTGGAATCTTCCTTAATCTCCTTTACCTGAGATAATTTGATATCTTCCTGCTTTGATAGATCTCTCTGTATCTCTTCCGGTAGTCCTGCCATTTCATTTGCAACAGATACTGGCATACTTCCATCCTTAAACTGTTCTTTTGCTTCATCCACAAGATTCCTGTTAATACTCTCTAATTGTGCAACTTTCGTTCCTGAAACGCCTAAAATTGTTGATATCATCTTTCTCATATCCGTCGATGGTATCTTTGTCTCATTTTCTTTTGCGTACTGCTCTAATAAGATTCTAAGCTTCGCTGTTTCCTGCATCTTTTCGTATTCGGTTCTTTCCCTCTGTGTGGAATTACTTAAGATCAGATTTAATTTACCAATCGTACTTGTCGTGTCTTCCACAACACACGGAACAAATTCAAACTCTTTTATTCCAAGCTGTTCCACATTATAAATTGTTGCCAGTCTCCTACGGTGTCCTTCGTTCACTTCATATTCATCTATATCTGTTTTTCGAACACGCAGCGGATTCTTAATTTCTCCTGCGATTCTGATTGCTGCGGCAAGTTTTTCAATTCCTTCTGTGTCGTAAAAGTTATCCGGACTAGGTTTTAACTTGGTATAATGAATCATCTGGATTCGTGGAGCTGACTTCTTTTTCTCTTGTGACTGTTTCTGCCCGATGCTTTTTAAAATGTCATTCATATCCATTTACTGCACCTCCTGAATCAATTCATCCGTAAAATCATTGTAGTCAAGGCATGCATTCTTTGTACTTCTGCATTTTCTTAGCGGCATTCTGCGATATGTAGAATAATTTACAGATGCACAATCCCGAATAAGACTCTTAAATATCGGATACTGGTGTCTATTTACCAAATCAATTAATCCAATTTTATTAGCTTTTGTCGGTTTCCAGAGCGTTATCAATACCTTATACTCAGACTCTGGTGCCAAATCTAAGATATCCTGGAAGTGCTCGTCAAAAAAAGCAAGTCCATTGATACTGTTCTGATCAAGTTTGACAGGAACAACACAAAGATCCGCTGCTACAAGAGCAATCTTTGTATAGAGTTCAAACGTCGGATGACAGTCGATGATCACGAAATCATATCGATCTTCGCCTAACTGGTTAATCTGATCTTTTAATTCAACAGGGCTGTAGATCTTAACAAATTCAAGATTGCGATCTGCCTGTACAATATCAAGATTTTTGAATTTTGTTCTTCTGATTGCTGCTTCAAGGGTATATTTACCTTGTAAAACCCCTGTTAAACTTTTCTTTTTTTCATCGTATTTGCCATAAAAATATGACGCGTTTCCCTGCGGATCGCAGTCGATCAACAGCGTTTTGTATCCTTTTTCACTCAAATTGTAAGAAAGATTTACCGCTGTAGCTGTTTTACCAACACCGCCTTTATAGTTCATGATTGTTATTGTTTTCATTCTTTTCCCTCCATTATTTTTCTGTTGAATTTTGCTAATTCTTCTTTGCTGTGCTTTATATGCTGTGATTCATTCAAGATATAGAGATGGCTATTTCCACAATTTGGACAGACACAATCAAGCGTCACAGACCAAAAACGTTTCGCACATTTATCACAATAGTTATCCCAAAAGGGTTCGTTATAATTTGTTACACCATCTCTATATACTCGTTTCATCTATACATCCTTGATTTTTTTGAAAAATAATGATACACTAACTCTGTCAAAGTATTTAAGTATCTTGTTTTTCAAGATCATCAAGTAAGAGCACTCTTCAGAGTGCTTTTTTCTTTATGCAGATTCATTTGCACACTCCTTCACTGGCTTTTCTGTGAAAATCCCGATATCCACTGGCTCTTGATTTCTCAAAGCGTCAAGGAATTGTTCTTCTGTAAAAATTCCAAGTTTTTCAAGTTCCTGTTTTACAAGTTCTGGATTATACATTTTCTATCACCGCCTTTTTTTGAATATTGAAGTGTAAGTACCGCCTTATGCAATCCTCTGCACTTTTTCATGATATTTAACCATGCTTGTTCTTCGTCTTTATCAATGATCCCATCCATTGTAATCTGCACAATCTCAGACTCACATTCTATAAATTGATTCATTGAATTGATCATCTGCAATGCTGCCTGTGATAATGGAACCTCTTTCACATCCGGCAATACTACATTCCCTACCTGTGTCTTGTGTTTAAGATGCTCGTAAGCTAAATAGTCATCCCAATAGATTTCGACCATCTTGATTACTGCATCATCATTTGGAACTCTTTTCCCGCTTTCATAGCTTCTTATGCTTTCGACAGACAACCCGATCAGTTCTGCTGCACGTTCCTGTGTCAGCTCTGCTGATTCCCTTGCTACTTGATAAATATTTCTCATGAGCTATCCTTTCTATTACTTAACATTGTTTTATTTGTGTCATCTATTACCATGTAATAATCTGACAAAAAATCTTCTGTCCCATCCAGATGGCTTATCGATGCGTCCAATTGTATGTAATTTTTAATATGATAATTGTCAACAATAGTATCATTTGTTATATAGATAAAAGGTTATTTATTCACTTATGGTTTTAGGGTAGCCCTATTAGCCGAAGTCGTTAAATTCTGCTATGTTTGGACGCATCAATAAGCCATCTGGTTTTTATTATTTTTCGATTTTCAAACCTTTCATCTCATCATCCATCTTCTTTTGCAGATCCGCTTTTATTAGATTTGCAAGACCGATATTATTTATAAAACGCATATTTGCCACAACTTGATTAATTCCATAATCAAGTCCAAGATAACTGTTTGAATTGCTTCTTAAGTGATCATATAATTCATTTACCAGTGCTTTATAAGCATCATCTGTTTTCTCTGCCATTCTCAAACATGAATCATCCTGATCATATAAATGTGCTTCTTTCATTGTTTCACCTCCCAATCGTTTCCTGTTTATTAAAGTACATACACTTCGTGAAATATTAGAGCATCTTATCTAAAGATTCGCTTTTAGCAATTTCGAAGCTATAACACCAACAATATTAATTATTGCTACTCCTACCCAGCACCATATGATGACATTTAGGTTTCCAAATTTGCTCTTTATTGCCTTTACTACACCATATCTAACGACCATAAATCCTATTGCCATTCCGGCAATCCAGAATATAATAATTGATCCTATTTTTCTCACCTCCCGGTATTATGGCTACCGATATTCTTGTTAAATTGGTAGTTTTTGTTACTGGTTAATTTTCATTATCGTGATATTATTATTCATATATCACTATTTGTGTTATTTTGAATCAAAAAAAATATGTTTGATATCAGCATCAGGAAATCTTTTTAAGAATTTTTTGATAAAATTATAGCTTGGATTTCGATGACCATTTTCTATTTTTTCACAATAGGAAACAGATACTCCTATTTCTTTAGCTAATTTTTCAGTAGATATCCCTATATTTTTTCGGAATTCAGACATCCAATTCAACTTGTCACCTCATTTCTATCACATATTGTGATTTTATAATATATCACATTTGTAGCTATGTCAAGCTTTTTTTCACATATTGTGATTTTCCATGTTTAATCACATATTGTGTGGTATTATTAATAAAAAAACGAATGAAGGTATTTATATGTTTGGAAAAAGAATCAGAAAATTAAGATTAGAGCAAAATTTAAAGCAAAAAGATCTTGCTGAAAAATTAAAAATTTCAACAAGTAGCATCGGAATGTATGAACGTGAGCTTAGGCAACCAGATGCAGAAATTCTAAAAAAAATAGCTAATTACTTTGGAGTTTCTATTGATTATATACTTGGTAAATCAGATAAACGTGATCATTCAGAATTAACTCAAAAAGATGAACGAAATATTGGAAAAACATTAGATGTATTAAGGGATCAAATAGATAATAATGAAAACGGTGAGTTGAATTACAATGGTATAGAAGTCACAGAGGATGATGCTGAATTGTTACTTGACGCACTTGAAATTGCGCTTCGAAGAATTAAGAAAAAAAATAAAGAAAAGTATACTCCAAAGAAATACAAAGAGTAATTTTGTCAGAGTCTGACAAAGACATTTAAAAATATAGAGAGGAAACAAATAAAATGAAATTACTTAGAATTATTTTATATATAATGAGCTTATTGTCTCTTATTGTTGGTGGAATATTCTTTTTTTCTTGTATAACTGGCCAAATCAGTTTGAAGATTGTAGGAACAATTATTGCTTTAATTTTAATAATTGCATCTGTATTATTTTTTAAGATAGCAAGAAAAACAAAAAAATTAGATAATATTGGCCAACTTAAATCAAAATTCACATTTAAAAATAAAACTATTCTTTGTTTTCTTGTAATAGTTTTGATATTCATTTCTGCTTTTGGTTTATATGTTATACAGGGTACCAAAAATGATAGTACAGAAAATTATAAGACTTATGCATACAAGAAAATTTATACTTGCCAAATTCCAAAATCATGGGAACATAAAAAAATAGATGGGATTGACTATTATTACAAAAATCCTGATGATTCTACTGATGGAATGTTATATTTTGACTATACAGATAATTCGTATTTAAGTATCACTGATAAGGATAATTTTGAATCTTTCCTTTCTGGACTTAAGTCGTCTGATGAATATTCAGGACATTTAGTTTGTAATGATAAGGAGCTTGGCAAGATAAGTGCAAAACAAATAACATGCACATATAAGATTGATGGTATTGAATATTATGGAGTAAGTACTTTATTTGATTGTGGAACAGGATTTGCAACAATAAGTTTTCTAACACACGAAAAAGGTGATTATTCTGATTATTACAATAATATTCTTGATTCTTTAGTTGTGAAAAAAGTTCATTCTTTTGAATCTTCTGAAACAACTACTACAGAGGAACCAGCCACTATAGCTACTACAGAAGAAACTACTACAGAAGATGATTATGATTACGATACTGACGACGATTCATCTACTTGGGATGATGATTCAGACAGCACAGAATCTAGTGATGATATTCATAATAAAATTAAAAAGGATTTTATTAGTAATTGTAAAACATACCCTTATAAATCTTTGCTACGATATCCAAGCAAGTATGAATCAAAAGCCGTAAAATATACTGTAGAGATCGCACAGATCATGGACGATGGATCTGATAAATATTACAGAGCTTATATTTCAAAAGATGGTGATTCTGACCTTAGTTCTGAATTTTATATTAAAGATCTTCGAAGTTCTGGTGCTTCCGATTACTTTAATATTGTAAAAGGTGATACAATTACTGTATATGGACGTTTCAATGGTATGAAATCTTTGACTCGTGCAATTTCTGGTGTATCTGAAGATGTACCATGCATCTACATGCAATATGCTGATTTAAAATAATATTTTCTTGGAGGTAAAAATGGTAACAGAAAAAGATTTCATTGATAAAATGATAGAAATTCTGGAAGGTGGTGAAGAATATACAGATGTTGTCAAAGCTGTATTCTTCACCTGGAAAGAATTATTTAAGATTGAAAAAGGTGATCCAAAAGCATATGCCATTGCTGCACATGTTTATGATCAGGCAACCCCTGAGGATGAGTATAGCATTGATTTACGTGAAGGTTTTATTACAGATTTATTCTCTGTTTTTGATTTTTAAATAATCATTATTTTATTTTGTCAGACTCTGACAAAAAAGCTTGATGACATAATTAAATTATGATATAGTATACTTGCGAATAGTTATATCGACCTATCCCTATTATCATAATGGTAATGGGGATTTTGCTTTATAATGGGAAAACGAATGAAATACTTAATAATAATGATAGAAAATTCGTAACATGACAACCTAAAGATTTTTCTCTGATTTTTGGTAAATTATTCAATATTTTTCCAGTAATCCCATATTGATTTTGGGGCTTCAGAGTATTATCTTTTACTTACATAGAAAATTTTGAGATTTTTCCCAAAATAAGCAAAAAGGAGATAGAATGAAGAAAGCAACGAAAGAACTTGTTACAAGATTGACACGTAAATACCATACGTCTGATCCATGCGAATTAATGGATTATCTAGGCATCGAACATTTTGAGGTTCCCTTGGGACACCGATTAGGTTGCTATATGTTGATCCAACGATCTAAATGCATATTTATTAATTCAGATATTACATCTGATGTCGTACATAATATCGTTTGTGCTCATGAACTGGGACATGCGATACAGCATCCAGAGATCGATTCTAGTTATATTGGTGATTTCACAATATACAGTAAAGCACAAATCGAAGTTGAAGCAAATAAATTTGCAGCGGAGCTTCTTCTTCCAGATGACATAAAAAAAGAATATGAAGGAATGACAATTGATCAAATTGCTGCATCTTTAAATGTTATTCCAGAATTAGTAAAGCTAAAATATTAGCTTTATTATTTTTGACGTATCAATCGAACATATGTTTGAATCATTATTAAGGAGAAAATATGAGAAAAGCAGCTTTATACATAAGAGTTTCAACGGTTTATCAGGTTGATAAATATTCGATTCCAATGCAAAAAGAAGATTTGATTGCGTTTTGCAAACTAATGCATATCAACGAATACGAGGTATTTATTGATGCTGGCTACAGCGGAAAAGATACTGATCGTCCAGCATTCAGGCAAATGATGCAGCGTATTCGTAATGACGAATTTACACACATTCTTGTGTGGAAAATCGATCGTATCAGTCGTAATCTAATTGATTTTGCAAAAATGTATGAGGAATTAAAAAAGTACGATGTAACTTTCGCAAGTCGAAATGAGCAATTTGACACAAGCACAGCAATGGGTGAAGCAATGCTTAAGATCATCTTAGTATTTGCTGAACTCGAACGCAAAATGACATCTGAGCGTGTCCTTGCAACTATGATCGACCGTGCAAAAAACGGTTTGTGGAATGGTGCAAGGATGCCGCTTGGATACAAATGGAGCGAAGAAAAAAAGTTTCCAGTTCCAGATGAAGAAGAAGCAAAAATTATACATATGATCTTTGATATGTATGAAGAAATGCGATCAACGACATACGTGATGAGACAATTGAACCGTATGGGCATAAAAACTAAACGTGGTGGTGCTTGGACTACAAAGACTATATCCGATATAATCCGAAACAAGCTCTACAAAGGTGTGTATGTCTATAATGCTAGGGAATCCGCAAGAGGAAAATACAAGCCAGAGGAAGAGTGGATTATTGTAAACACCCCACACACTATGATCATCACACCAGAGCAATGGGATCATTGTAATGAAATTATGGATAGTAATTCGCAGAAATACGGAAAGCCACTTGCTGGCAAGAGATGTGTCAAATATCAAAACATTTTTGCCGGGCTGATTGTATGTGGCAAATGTGGTAAAAATTATATTGCATCTGGAAAAGAAGCTCCAAATGCATATGGATTCAGATCAACACGTTACATATGCACAACCCGTTCAAAATTAAAGGAGTGTGATAATATTTCAACTTCCGACATATTGGTCGGCAATTTCGTTTTTAATTTGATCAATAAAATTTTGACACTTGATCCTTCTTGTGTTACAAGAAGACAGGTAGAAAAACATATAACGTATTATAAATGTAAATCGTTACATAAGATTAAAAAAATAAACTCTGATGGCCTTGACAGCCTCATATCTATGCAGAACGCAACAGGGTGTAATTTATATAGCCAATCAAACAAAAAGCTATTACAGGCTAAATCTGACGTTGATCAGTTAAATAAAGATAAGGCACGTTATGAAACAGCTCTCGATCGACTAGAAGATATGTATCTGTTTGATGATATGCCTAAGCAAAAATATATAGAAAAGAAAAAACAGATCGTTGATAAATTAAATGCAGTTAATGAGGAATTGCTAAAGATCTCTCAGGAAACTGGTAAAGATGTTGCATTCATTAATGATTTGAATATGATGAATGATATCAGTACATTCTTTTTGAAGCGGAATCTTATCGGATCTGATCGAATTGATTTTAAAAAATTATCAAGCGTTTGTGAAGACAGGGTTTTAAAGAAATTTGTTAATGCTGTTGTTACTAAGATTGTAATGATTGATCGATATGTTATCGAAGTTGAATTTAAAAATGGTTTAGATCTGCGGTTTGAATATTAATTCAAGCCGTGGATTTTTTATTTTTCCCTATTCTTGTTTTATGCGTTCATTGGACAGCCAAATGTGGTTACATGGCATGTGAGCTTCCTTCCCAATTCTCCAGACTTTTTCTGAACCCATTTTTTCATTTCTTCCATATATTCATACTGTCTTGACGACTCGTTCTTTAACTGTTCCATTCTATTATTTCTCCTACTTTATATAATTCATCTCTATTTTTACAGTATCTTTGATTATAACATGAATGTTCTGCTTAGACAATTTTAATTTTGTGGCAACTACTCTTCAACCAAATTTTTCGATATTTTTCTTGTCACATTGCTTCGTTTAAAGTAAAATATAAGTAATATTTATGTTAAGTTATTGTTAAGAAGGAGAAC